GTCTAAACTTGCAACGATACATTTGAACGAGTTCGAACTGGATCACTATTTCTCCGAAGGTATTTATGAACACCATACGATCGAAGAGTATCACGCAATCTTATGTAAATATGTATATAATAAGAGCGAAGAAGATGAACCTCCTCCACTATTGGTCTATGATTACATTAAAGAAGACTACGTGGAAGAACACCAGTCAATTCGAAAGGGCAGGACTACAAGAGATACTGAACCTAATCAGGTCAATCTCGGCAACTCCGAACCAAACTGTGGATACCCATCAAAGGGTCCTAAGGATGATTCGAAGTTACTTCAAAGAATGACCGTCACTTGTCAGTGTCCCGTATGTAAAAGAGTCTGGATAGACTCCCCTTTCGCCTTCGAAATCCCGAAAGTCGTGAAACGCCCCAATAAACATTGGTTTGTTCCTGAATCATTGCAAGCCTTCCTGCGACTCTCCATATCCCAAGACTTTCGTCCTGTGATTGGAAAGAAGGCGGTGCGTTTGTATGTGCACGCGCTGGAAGATTTGAAGAACGTTGAAGAATTACAACGTAAGAATCGATTGAGATCGAGGAATTTAAAGAGTAAGAAATTAAGCTCTAAAGACGTACATAAACAGAAATCTGCTAAAGTACGTCCCCTCAGTAAGAAAGATAGACAGCTCAAGAAGCGCGTTAAACATATTACGCAACTAAAGACTGTCTACAGTTCTCTTCTAACATCTTTCAAAATAGTTCTGAAAACTTTGAAATACTCAAAGACACGTGGATTTTCGGAACATCATGGTTATAACCCACGTATACCAGACGCCTTGCAAGGTCTTATCTGTCTCATTTCAGATGTATTCAAACGAATACTATCGAGAGGATTAGTTGCAGGAATAGAATTCTTGTCTATGTTCAGTCAAGAGTGTGAAAGGAGCGCTATAGGTTTGAATCCGGGGGTTCTACTTCTCAGGTACCTGAGAGGAGAGAACTCACGCATCAGATCCAATAGGTCTGCACTCGCAACACTCGCGACACTAAGACGATCTATGCCTGCAATTAATGATTATAAAGCTCAGAGACGGGCCATTGAAAGGACGCTGAAGGGTATTTGCGGTAAAGAAGAAATTACCGATGAGGAAATGCTCAATTCAATTAAAGAGCATGTAGAGAAGTTTGTTGATCATACTTCTCCACAACCATTAGACGAGGAAACCTTGTTTGCCTCTCTAGGATCTTGCGTTGAACAGTCTCGCTCCAAAGGAGGACTGTACGCGTACGTTCACAATCTCGTAGGAGAAGTGGACAAATCGGAACGCACTAAGAAGATGACGCCACTAGAGCACGTCTTTGGAGCCCGCGATGTAATCAAACGATCACAACCGTGGATGATTCGAAAGTTACTCGATATAAATCGAAATCTCGAACATCGGACGGATAATACATCCGTGTTAGCTCCACGTCTCGCTGCACGCTGGAACGCGGCAGTCAAGAAGAACTTCTTAAAGATCATGAAAGAGATACCAAAGGTCCAGATTTCCTGTATTCCAGAGACGGGTGCCAGATTTAGAGTCGCTAGTATCCATGAAGCGAGTCAATCCGCCCTATTAGGACCTGCAAATACGCAGGTTATCAATATGCTCCGGAATTATGGTCCCTTAAAGGGTGCTTTTGAAAATGATCCCTCATCAATATCCAAACGTGTATTTAAAGTCAACGGAGAAAATATCTCCTATTATTCTACTGACTTATCTCAGGCGTCCGACCTTATGAACAAGGACGCGCTCTGCTTAATAATAAACACTCTAGCAGATAAGCTTAAATGGCCTTTACTGGTTCGTAAAGCAGCCTTACGATCAGTCAGCGCGACTGAACTCTTTGAAAAGGTAGGGAAAGACCAGAGATTCCTAGGAACAACTACCAGAGGTAGCCTATTAGGATCTCCCCTATCCTTCGCTTTATTATGCATATTACATGCATGGTGCATCAAAGCACTACCCAAAGCAGTACGCAAAGGGTGTGTGATATTCGGTGACGACGCAGTCGTTCCAACCAGCCCAAGAGGGTGGTCCGAGTACATATACCGCCTCCAAAGTGTCGGATTCAAGATCAATGAGAAGAAGACACATGTATCCAAGGAGGGATTCACGTTCTGCGGTCGCATATACACGAAGTCACGTGGGTGCTTGACCGAAATAAAGCTTTCGAGATTTACCAAGTCGCCTGAAACATGGATCGATAAATTAGACCAGCATATCGAAGCATGCAAATATCTTGCCCCATGGCAATTGAAACGTATGAACAATGCTTATAAACAACGAAATGCCAACATACTCTACTCGTTCGTAAAGAATGGACGACCTATTTTCGCACCAAGAGAACTAGGTGGAGTTGGTTTGTATCGTAAACGAAAACAATACCCAACGGAGGTCCGTCTGTTGGCAAGCATTCTACTCACACGTAACAATAAACACCGAGAACAAGAAATTGTTCATGATATACTGCATGCATGGTCAAAAGCTTATCTACCTGAAAGTGCTAGAATTGTTGCAGAAGAAGTGTACCTACAAACCAAACAATGTACATTTGATCCAAATGGTACCTTCACGTTTAGAGAAGTACAGCAGAAGCTACTGGGCGCGGAACTTCGCACCTGGGTAATGCAGGAATTCAGGGACGTCCGTACTTATACGGTCCGTTCCAGTCCTGATTCAGTAGCAAGAAATATTGACTACACGTGCGATCAAATTAAAAGGAAATATGGATTTAAGTTCCAAGATCGCTTCTTAGCAAATACCAATACTATCAATGAATATCTCAAAGACCGTAAAGGTTTTAGAATTTCAGATGAAGATGTTATAGCCCTAGATTTAGGGTCTCAATCGACGCATATAACCGTAAGCGGTATAATGCAGAGGTCAGTCTTAACTAATATGACTGCCAAACTCGCTCGTAAAAGCGAGGTTTCTAGTGGATCCACAGTGAAG